TCCATCATGAGGTGTCTCCGTGCGGCGGGAGGTGGGGTAGGGCGTGGCCTTGGAGCGCGTTCGTGCGCGCTTGCAGACGAGGTATACGAAGAAGTATCCGCAAAGGCGACATCGGCCCGACTTCACTTGTCCCTGAGCTTGATAAATACCAGGGGAGAAGCTCGATAAATCCGGAATCAAGCGGAATCGATCGAGCCGAAGTGAAACGGGGGCGGAAACAAAGTTGCGGCTCCCGCAATTCTAGCCGGGGCCCGTCGCGGCCTCGGCGAGGGCCTCGCTGAGACGCTCCTGCAGCCAGGTGGAGTCGTCCGCAGAGATGCCCAGGAACGGTCTCGCCGGGATGTCGCCCCACGGGGCGCGGCCCCCGGAGAAGCTCCTGGCCGCAGCGCCGAACTGCTGCACCCGGGCGTAGATCATGGGGCTTCCGATATCGACGAAACCAGCCCCCACCTGGTAGTTGATGGTGGTCTTGAGCGCCCCGGTCTCGCCGACCAGGGGCTTCTTGCCGCTGGCGCGCTCCGCACCCTGCTTGCTCAGCTTGCCGGTCTTGGCGCTGAAGCTGCTGCGGAACTTGCCCAGGAAGCGCTCCAGGGTGGTCTGCGTGTTTGACGCCCAGCGGCTGCCGTCCGGTGCCCGGCTCGTGTCGAAGCGCTGCTTGGTAGTTTCCGCCAGGCCTTCGCCGATCTCTTGCAGCAGCGGCTTGGTGTTGGTGCCGAGCGTGCCGAGGCGGTCGAGCATGGCTCGAACCTGTCGGTCATCGACCTCGACGACAACTGCGTTGCGCTGGGTCATGAGCTATCCTTTACCCGCGCCGTGGCACATACCGTCTGGCTCATACCCAGAAGCGTTTCGGACGTTAGGGATAAGGTCACGGCTTCATCACCCGGATGTAGAGCGTTTCAAGGGCCAACATCCGGCGCTGCCTGCGCAGCTCGAATACCGCTACAAACTCCTCGCTTCCTACCCTCTTGCGATAGCGGACCAGCGGCTGTCCTGACGTCGCGGAGCGGCCAGCGTCCTCGATCGCATCCGGTGCGTTCAACACCGCCGGCACGCGGCCGTAGTCCGCAGGCACCACCGCACGCTGCCCGCGGCGGGCCTCAAGCGTCTGGTTCCCGTGGTGCTCTCGCACGTGCAGCGGGCCAAACCGATCAAGCGCGAAGTCAAATCGGGTGACGTCGACGGATTTGAGCGCTTGGACGGTCGCGGATTGCGCCGAAGTCAGCAGGCCCAGCGTGAGGTACTCGTCCCGCGGCAGCGCTTCCAGCACTCCCTGCGTATAGATCCGGGCCGCCTCGGCGACGCTCGGCAGCCTGCGGTAGGCCTCGGCCAGGCGATCGCGCACCGCCTCGGGGACGTCCTGCATGTAGGCCTTGGCCAGCGTGTATTCCCACTGCTGAGTCTTCGCTGCCATCGCCTCGACGATGTCGGAGACCGTATCGCCGGGTCTGTAATCCCAGCCCTCGTCGATGCCCTTCGGCGCACCGGTTGCCGGGTCGCGCGAATCCCAGCCGTCCGGCAGCGTCTTGCTCGGATCACCACCCAGCCGGCGGGCATCCTCGGGCCGGCGTAGGCCCACCACGCGGCAGGAGCAGCCCCAGCCGTTGGGCGGGGTGTGGCTCTGCCAGAACGGATGATCGGCCGGCAGCACGAGGCCATCCCACGCAAGGTGCTGAGGGCGCGGATCTGCGGAGCCACCGTGCTTGTAGAGCAGGAACGGAAAGCCGTCCTCGCGCAGCTGCGCGCTGCGGCCGGCTGCATAGCTGGTCCGGAGGTTGGTGCCGTAGATCGTGCGCGTGCGCTGGTTGAACTCGCCACTGGGCTCCCAGCCGGTCTGGCGCACCAGCTGTCGGAAGTCGCGCCGGAAGTCCTCAATGCTCGTGCCCTGCACGATCGCGCGGTCGATTGACGCCGCCAGACCCGCCAGCAAATCCGCGTTCTGCGCGCCCGCGACCATGAACGCGCGGTCATGCTGCTGGCGCATCACGTCGCGCCATGTTGCAGTCGGCACCAGGTTGCCGAGCTTGCCGCGAAAGAAGGCAACCTGCTGTGCGAAGGGCCGCCGCAGCACGCCCTGGATGGCTCGATCAGCCACGCACCGACCCCTCGCTCAGCTCGTAGCGTCCGGCCAGCTCCGCGGCCGCGAAGGCCATCGCCATCACCTCACCGAGCTGGTCCTTCGACAGCTCGCCGTAGGCCTCCCGAAGCTGTGCGCGCAGGTCTTCCAGCGATTCGGCACGCTGCACGATGGCCTCGACCTGGTCGAGCACGGCTTCCCACGCCGGCGCGCCCTCGCGCGCCAGAGTGTCCGCCTGCAGTTCGGGCGTGTTGGCGTCAGGCTGCTCACGGTTGATCGCGCGGTTGAAGGCCAGCGGCGCGGCTGCAGCGGGCGGGCGCAACAGCACGCCCTTCGGGTCCGGATCGGGAAGCCCCAGCTTGTCGCGGATGACGCTCTGCTCCACTTCCAGTCCCAGCGGCACCAGCTTCTGCAGCGCGTCGACCAGCGCCGCCACGTCCTCGGGCTGCGGTACCTGCACCACCAGCTTGGGATAGCGCCCAGGCCCGAAATTCAGGTCAACGAACGGCCGCACGAACTGCCGGTTGAGCGTGTTCTGCAGTGCGTTGGCATCAGCCTCCAGCAGGTCCATGCGGACTTCGTTGTGCACCTTCGCTTGAGCCATAGACCCGCCGTCGTCGGAGGTCATGGTCTGGCCCAGCACGCCCTTGCTGATCTGCTTGTCCCACCAGTTGGTCAGGCGCTCAAAGAAGTCGGCGGCGCCCGCCACGTTGGCAGCCTGCTCGAACTCGATCCGGGTGCTGTCAGGCAGCACGGCCGCGGCATCGCTGCCGAGGTTCGCGACTGCTGCCATGAGCTTGCTGATATCCGCCTTGCTGGCGCCCGGCCCATAGCGGCCGACGCGCATCGGCAGCCCGAAGATGTCGGCGAAGGCCATCCAGTCGCGCCAGCTCCAGGCCTTGCACATGTAGCCGGGCGCGGCGAGGCGCGCGAGCCCGCCTCGGATCGGCAGCCCGGCGCGAATGCGCGGCCGGTGCACCACGAACTTGTAGGGCGCCAGCTGCAGCCCTTCGGCTGGCGCGGTCGCGTCGAGCAAGCGCAGTTCCTGACCGGTCTCGCGGTCATAGCGGAACCACCTCGGATCGCGGTGCTTCAGGCTCTTGGGGCGCCACTCGCGTCCGCTGGAATCCCACAGGATCTCGACCACGCTGTACGCCTTGCCCAGCGCATCGGTCAGGTCGGAGACCGCTTCGCCGAACATCGGGTCATCCACCAGCTCGCGCACGGCATCCGCGATGCGCACGTCAGCCTTGTCGTCGCTGAGTGAGTCCACGCGAATCTTGAGGCTGCCCAGCGCCAGCTTGCGCGTGCCCAGCACCGAGGCGTAGTGCAGGTCGCGCTCTTCCATCTCCTCGGCCAGCGTCAGGTAGGCCGTGGCCTCGCCTTGCGCGGCGTCTTCGAGGATGCGGGCGAGCTTGCCCGGCGTGAGCCCCGTGGCTTCGCTGGGGTGCCAGACCTGCCGAATGCCGGTGAGGCCGCCTGCGGCGACCTCTTCCTTCAGCACGTCGTATTCGATGGGCTGGCCGTCCGGGCCGAGAATGCGTGACTTCATGGCTTACAGCCCCTTCTGCGCGCGCCAGTTGGCGCCGGTGCGGATCTGGTTGTCTTCTTCGAAGGTGTCGTCAGGCCGAACGCGGTGCGAGTCGATCACCTCCACGTCCTGCCGACTCGCGTAGTGCATGAGTGCGATCGCGATGCCGGCGTCGCCGTGGCGCTGGCCACCGTCGCTGCCTTTGGCCTTGCCGTCTGGAACGCGCGCGACACCGCGCACCACCTTGATTGCGCGCAGGTCCGCGAGCACGTCCTTGTCGCGCGGCAGCTCGATCTGGGCGTCCTCGAAGGCCGCCTTCATCGGCGGCATCTGCTCGCGGTACCAAGTCTCCGACAGCATCACCAGCTCGACGCGCTCGTAGCCATAGGCCTGCGCCAGGAACTCGGACAGCGCATGGCCGTTGCCGCGCGCGTCGAGCGCGGCCTTCCGGAAGCGCGGCAGCCGATCGAGGATGAACTTCGCAATCTGCTCCTGCTGCCGGTGTGGTGTGTTGCGCAGCTCGACCAGGAACGGCGCCCGGCGCGTCAGGCTTTGCAGGATCTGCGCGGGCACCATCACCGTGAGGTCGCCGCTGCGACCAAAGTCTTGGCCGAAGACGCTGTCGAGCTTCGGATCGAGCTTCTTCAGGTGGGGCTCGACCTCGGATTCCAGCCAGTCCTGCACGGCCTGCCAGCGGTCGTGGTCGGAGCGCTGCTCGAAGCCCTTCGGTGCGGTGAAGCGCAGCACCGGGGCCTCGAACATCCGGGCCTCGATCAGGGTGGTGGTCAGCCAGGCGCCTGAGCCCTGACTGGGGATGACGTCGAGTTCCTCGTCCGCCGCATCACCGTAGAAGTCGTAGACGCTCTGCACCCAGGCGGCCTGCTCTGCCTCGTCATACAGCTTGCGAAGCCGCAGGCAGACGCGCTTGTACAGGCCATCGCTGACCGCCGGCTTGAACTCGATGCGATGCACGCTGCCGCGGCGCTTGCCCGCACGGATCTCTTGCACCAGCTCGTTGAACGGGTTCTGGTCACCGTCGTGGGTACTGATCACTCGCACGCGGCCGCCCCAGATCAGCAGCGCCAGCGCAGCCTTGAGCAGCTCGCCGAGCTGGCCGTGGAATGCAGCTTCGTCGATCACCACCACGCCCTGCTTGCCGCGCAGGTTCGCTGGGCGGCTGCTCAGCGCGACGATGCGGAAGCCGCTGGCGAAGCGGATGGTGTAGGTCTTGATGTGGCGCTCGTCGTCGCCTTCCTTGAAGACCTCCTCGCCTTCTTCCACCGCGCTTGCGGCCTGGTTGAAGACGCGCGCCCACATGGCGCAGGCCTCGATGTACTCGATGGCCATGTCCATGTTGTAGCCGATGTAGTAGACGTTCTGGCCGCCGGCCACGCGCGTCGAAGCCGCGGTGAGCACGTTGTCCGCGGCCTCAGCCCAGGTCAGGCCAATGCGGCGGCTCTTCTCGGCCACCTTCAGCTGACTGGTGTCCTCGATCCAGCGCTGCTGGTAGGGCAGCAACACAGCAGGCGACGCCGCGTTGTAGAGCGCGGCGTCCGATGCGGGCAGCTGGATGGCGAGCGTCTGGCTCATTCGATGCCCAGCACCTGCTTGCGCAGGGTGTCGGCGAACTCCTGCGACAGGCCGCCGGCCTTGACCGTGCTCGACAGCCGCTCCTGCTGCTCGCGCAGCAGCCGCTTGCGTGCGGCCTCTTCGATCTGCTCGCGCTCGGCCAGCGAGATGCGGCGGGTGTCGATGGCGTGCTTCGCGGCCTGTGCCAGCTTGCGCACCTCGTCGACGGTGATGTCGTCGTTCTCCTGCGCCCGAAGCGCCGCATTGGTGGCCAGGGTGGTGACCGCCTGCGCCAGCAGCGCGCCGGCCTTCTCGCCCACGCCTTCGCCCAGCTCGCCGACCAGCGCACTGGCCGCGTGCTCGATTTCGCGCATGCGCGCGGTCATCTCACGGAAGCCGGCCTGGTAGCGGTACAGGCCGCTGCGGCTGACGTCAGCCTCCGGCCAGCGCGCGCGCACCTCGCCGACGATCTCGTCGAGCGTGTAGCGATCCTCGCGCAGCAGCGATTGGATGAACTCGCGCTGCTCAGGCGGCATGCGGTGGACCTTGGACTTGCGGCCGCTCATGGCTTACGCGCTCGGCCGCGCGACGCCGTCCACCACTGCCAAGCCGCGCGCGCACTCGGCGCCGCGCTCGGTCAGGGTGGCTACCAGCACCGGCCCGACGTCTTCGAGCTGCACCAGGCCCTGCTCTTCCAGCCAGCGCAGCTGGGTGCGCGTGTAGTCGCGTGTGATCGCGTGGCCGTAGTGGTCCATGGCAGCGGTCAGAACCGAGCTGTTTGCGCGGCGCGCGTTCTGCTCCCGCAGGATGCGCAGCAGCACCAGGCGGCGGTCCTCGGTGACGATATCGGCGAAGGTCTTGCTCATCGCTTGGCCCCAATCAGGAATTGCTCGATGCGGACGACGGCGTTGTGCGTGCTCATCGTTCGCTCGTTGAGTGCGGTGACTTGGCCGTTGACCCCGGCCACCTGCAGGCGAATGCCCTCCAGGTCGTGATGCGACGGCATGTCCTGCACCGCCTTCTCCGCCAGCGCCACGCGCACGCTGAGCGCATTGACGTCGGCCGTGAGCACTTCGATGTCGGCGGCGCACTCTTCAACCGAAGAGCGCAGCGCCGCGTCGCGCGTGTCACTGCGCGATCGGATGTAGACCCACAGGCTGACCGCCGCGGACGCCAGCACGGCGGCGATCTGAGCCAGCTGCAGGGCGAGCCCAATCCACGACGGCATCAGCGCAGCCCCCGCTCGAAGTCGTGCGCGCAGCTGGCGCAGCGGCTGGTGTACGGCAGCAGCTCCAGCCGCTTGGGCTCGATGGCACCCTCGCAGTCTTCGCAGGTGGTGCAAGGCGCTCCCGCCACCGGCTGGCGTCGCTGATGCGCCTCCAGCGCCAGGCGCAGGTCCAGCTCCACGCGCTCATTGGCGGCGTCGATCACGTCAGACACAGGGGCGTCTCTCCACGTTCTTGCCCTGCAGGGCGGTTTCCAGATCGGCAAGGCAAGCGCTGAAGGCGCTGTACTGGCCGTTGAAGCCCGCGCGGATCGCGGGCGTCATGCGCTCGCCGTCGACCGCGCCTCGCTTGAGGCGCGCTTCGAGCGTGTGCACGTAGCTGCGCAGGTGTTCGCGCAGCTGCAGCACCGGGTCACGGCTGCGGGCAGTGCTCGCTGGCGAGCCCTGCGGATCGGAGGTCGGCGCAGTAGTTCGCCTGGACAGCTTGCTCATAGGTGTCGAGCCCCTCCGCCAGCGAGGCCTGTCGGCGTCGGCACTGGCGGTACTGGGTCGCGGCTGTCTTCCACGTCCGCAGCATGTCCGCCACGCTGGCGCCCTCCTGCAGCTCCGGCAGGGTCTCCGGGCAGGGCCTGCGCAGCTCGGCCGCTGGTGCCTCCGGCGGCGGGCTGGGCGGGATCGGTGCCGCGCGCCGCGGCGTTCCAGAGGCGCACGCCGTCAGCATCCAGGCGAACAACATCCAGCTCGGGACGCGAGGCCAGGTATTCATCCAGCGCGGCGCCTTGTGCCGCGGCGATGCGGTCGATCTCATTGAGCGAGTCCTCGTAGCGGGTGCGCACCAGCTCCAGCGCCAAGGCCGAGCGGCGGAAGCGGTCCTGTGCGGCGAGCGACTCGCGGCGGATGGTTTCGGCGTGCTCTGCGAGCGCCACGTTGTTGGCGCGGAGTTCGGGCAGCGCAGCCAGTGCGGCCTTGCCTCGTTCGAATTCCTGCCCGGCATAAAACCCGCCAGTCGCGCTGAGGAGTGCCAGCGCGACGGCGGCCACCAGCGCGTAGGGCAGCAGCTTGGCGCCGCCGACCTTTGCGAGCCCTGTGGTGGAAGTGATTACGGGCATGCGGGGGCACCGTCCCAGCCCGCGCGGATGTACGCCGGCTCCAGCACCAGCAGGATTCGACGCACGTAGTCGCGGTTCTCGCGGATGGCCCACTTCGCGCGTCGCGAGTGGGCCTCCACGTGACCGAACCAGCGAGCAGGATCGGCCCCCGAAGCCGACGCCAGCGTTCGGTCACGACGCACCCAGCCCAGGCCGCCGTTGTAGGCGGACAGGGTGTAGGCCCAGCGATCGCACTCGCTGGCCGCGGTCACCTGGTTGTAGATCCAGCGGTTGTAGCAAGCGGCTGCGCGGATCGACTGCGACGGGTCCCAGGGGTCGAAGCCCCACAGCTCGGGGCAGACCTCAGGCAGCCACTTCGCGGTCGCGGGCGTGAACTGGGCGAGGCCTTGGGCGTAGGCGCTGGCCGCTGTCGGGCGCCACGCCGACTCCTGGTGGATCTGTGCCGCGTGCCGCGCCGGACTCGCCTGCAGGCCGAAGTATTCAGCGGCAGCACGCTCCACCTGCAGGCGATAGCCCACGCTGGCGGATGGGATGCGAACCGCAGCCACGGCCGCGGCGTCGACACGCTGCAGCTGCTGTGCAGCTGCTCCCGCAGATGACTCCGGGGCGGACACTGCACGTACACCACCCGCGGCCGCCAGGAGAAAGGCGGCCAGCAGAAGCACGAGAAGGCGGTGTCCATTCATCAGGGCACCAGCGCGCCAGCGATGATCGCCGCGGCCACGATCAGACCCTTGCGCTTCCAGGCCGTCCCCTGCGCGATGCCGTCGAGCTGCTCGGGCTGGGCGCGCTTGAAGATGCGGCTGTCGACCCAGTCGCCTGCGAAGGCGAACGCGGTGAGCTTGGCGATGCCGTACAGCATCAGGCCCAGCTTCATGGGGTTCAGGAACAGCACCACCGCGAAGGTGGCGATCGCGACCAGCAGCACGGGCTGGCTGGTCAGCTTGTCGAACGCGCGCCGCGCGCGCGATGCAGTCTGCTGAGTGGTTTGCATGCCGCTCTCCGAAAGGGGGCGGCAGGCCCGACGCCCGCCGCCCCTAGACCCACGAGGACACCAGCACGCGGTGCGCTGGTGCAGTCAGAGTGCTTCGGCGGAGAACGATCGAGCGTTTCAGCAGGCTGAAAACGACTCAGGCCCGCACGTGGCGGGCCTGGTCGGATTGTTCTATGGCGCAACCCCGATGGAGGGCGCGCGCACTGTAGCAGCGGGTCAGTCCTGGAACAATCGCCCCTGCCTGCGCTTGAGCTGCCGGCGCTTCTCGCGGGCGATCACCTCGTACAGGTGGATGGAGGTCATTCCGAACTCGCGCGCCAGCTCGTCGTGATTGGCCTGTCCCTTGTAGCGGGCGTAGATGATGGCATCGCGTACTGCCTGGCGCAGCGCATCACCGCGCGGCAGGTAGATGCTGCTGCCGCCGAGGTAGTCGGCGATCAGGATGGTGCGCGCCCCGGCGTCTGCCGAGGCGCTCTTTTCGTCCATGCTGCGGCGGGAGTAGCGCAGCTCGATGTCGAATAGCTCCTGCAGGCGCTGGGGCCAGCGGCTGGTCTCGGCCAGCGCTTCGCCGCCGCGCTCGATGAGGTCGAGCGGGTCGCAGGTCAACGCGTCGAACAGCTCGGGCTGCTCAGCCTTGGAGGTATTCATCGGCCTTCTCCTGTGTCCAGGTGCCCAGGTCCACCATCTGGCGCGCGAACGCGCGCCGCGTCGCGGCCTTGTCCTCGGGCTCCGCCTTTGTGGGCGCACGGTGGCGCCCCGCTTTACGGTCTTCCTCGACCTTGCGTTCAGCCGCCGCGGCGGCCTCGTCCGCAAGCCCCCATACGACGGCGCGTAGGTAGTGGTGATTCGCCAGCGGCAGACCGCTGGGCGGGCTGGCCAGCATCTGCTCCATCCCTGCCGCCCAAAGCGCCTGGGGCGCCGCACGTCGCGCGCCGCTGCGCTCGTCGCGGCAGACCGTGCCAGGCTCGATCATCTCGACCAGCTCATCGACCAGCTTCGTTGCCCGCGACAGGCGCAACGCTTGCCTCGCGGGCTTGAACAGCCGCAGGTAGCCCAGCACCGCGCGGCCGAGAGCAGGCTCCATAGCGGCGAAGCGCGCAGCGAAGCGCTTGGCCTCGTCCTCGACCAGGAACGCTTCGGCATCGCCTTGGCAGCCGCAGGCGGGGCATGTGAGGCGGACGCTCATGCGCGGCCAGTCTCCGCCTGAGGAAACTCGCTGGCGAGCGTTTCGCCGACTACCTTCAAGGCCTTTCGGTTGCGCTGCCAGCCCTTGACCTTGTTCAAGCCGTAGCGGAACTCCAGCTCGATGAGAGTCATGCCGACGCGCTGGCAGGTCCGCTCGATGCCGGCGAGCAGCTCGCGCTTCTCCTGCTCGACGTGCAGCGCCGCAATGATCGCGCGCAGTTGGTCCTCCTTCCGGCACCAGGCGACTCTCTGGACCTGGAACTGGCGCATGGCGATCGCGTCCGCATACGACCAGGGCAGCTTCATGTCCGCGAGCAAGGCCTCGACCTTGGTGATCATCTCGGGCAGCTGCTCGAAGTTCGCTGGCTTGCCCTTCGTCTTCGGCGACGGTTTGAGACCACCAAGGCGCTTCAGCTCCTCCAGCACCGCGTGGATCTGGCCCGCGTTGAGGTGGCCTGCACTGCGCACCGCCGGGCCTACCGTCGCGCTGACCCGCTCCAGCAGCGCGCGATAGGTGTCCTCGTCCAGACCCAGGGCCTTACTAGCCATATGCACTGCGGCGAGTTGACGTCGGCGTCGATCAGTATTGGACGTAGTCATGCTCCCTCCATCCAAATCTCAGACCCGGCGTGAGCACTCATCTCGAGCCGCGAAACGGATCGTGCCGTGGCATGCTCAAGCACTTCTAGACAACCGAACCCTTCAAGATGCACTCGTCCAAAGACCCGTCTTCGCGAGATCAGACTCATATTCAGGAGCTCTTGACCCTTGCTATCGGATTGCTGCCCGTGGTCTGGACACTCGGAGTCGTGCTTTGGGGGGTGGCCGAGCGCTATCGCGATGATCCCGCATGGCTTGCCTGGCCTCCTGCTTGGATTCAGGCCATCGGTACGATCGTGGCTCTGATCATCGCGGTCAGAATTCCAATTAGGATCGCCGAGCAGGAACGGCAAAGAGCAGTCGAGAAGGAAGCGATCGAAGCTAGATCGATTGCCTTGGAGCTGTTGCCCCACTTCAACGAGCTGCTTGAAGGCCTTCTCGCCGCCTGTGCCTACGACATGATTGAAGTCACCTACACCCGCACAGATTCGAACACGGTTAGTCGAAGGGTTTTCATAGGATCCTCGGGAGGCAAGCGGCTGCCGAGGTCCGATCTTGAAGTTTTCGCTACCGAGACGCGCCTCTCTCGCAAGCTCTTGAAGTCCACTCCGAAGCTGTCTCTGCTTGGCCCCGCGGCGTCGAGTGCACAGCAAGCGGTGAGACTCGCCCATGACGTATCTGCGATGTACCAGTTGGTGCTCACTAGATTTCCTGGCGAAGCGGGCGATACGAAGGATCGCTTCGCTGAAGCACGAGAAGCCTGCTTCCTCGCATGTGAAACGGTCCAAACAGCAATCGATGCAATGCATGCGCTGTTCCCGGATGTGCGTCGTGCTACGCAACGTATTCACGGGACCAAGCCCTCCAGCTCATCCTGAGAAAGCAGCGCATCAAGCAACTTGTCGATGCCGTCATCCGCAGGCTTCACGAACGGCGCCTCGGTGTCTTCGGTGACGCGGACGCCCAGGCGCTTCAGGTCGCGCGCCGGCAGCTCGCCTAGCGCCTTCTTGTCCGGATCCTTCTTCGTGCGGATCAGTGCTGCAGCCTGATCCGGCAGCAGCTTCTCGATCAGCTCGACCACGCGCTCCGCATCTTCGATTCCCAGCTTGCCGCGCTGCTTGACCCAGCCGACCCTCACGTTGTGCAGGGTCCGGGTCTTCGGTTTCGCGAACAGCTCGGGATGAGCCTCCACCAGCTCCAGCAGGTGCGCGTGGCTCTCGCGGAACTTCGCCAGCGCATTCTTGATGCCGGTCAGCAGCCGGCGCTTGATGGCCTCCTGCTCGTCGCGCAGGTTCTGCACGCGCTCGGCCAGCAGCGTGCGCGCTTCGTTGAAGGCCTTGGCCTTCAGCTCAATTTCGTTCATCGACATGCGTGGGTTCCTCGTGGGCCGGCGCGGCGTGCTGCTCGGCGTGGTGTTGATTCGCGAAGATGTCGTGGAAGGCGTCTTGAAACGCCGTGCCCAGCCAGGGCGGCAGCTCGTCGTCATCCATCGGCCGGCTCCTCGATCGCGGGCAACGCCTGGACCGAAGCCATGCGGTCCGCGTGGATCTGGCGCAGGGTCTGGCCCAGGGCCTCTTCGGCGAGCAGCGCCACGCGCACCAGGGCGATCACCCGCAGGGCCTTTGCGGGGTGGAGCATCAGCGGCAGCAGCTCGGCAGCTACACGCTCCACCTGTGATTGCAGCGCCCTCGGCAGCGGTGGCAGGGCGTCGGCCGGCGTCATCGCGGCACCTCCCACTCAAGAAGCGCGCCGAACCGCATGGCCACCATGCGCACGTGCATCCGTCCCCCGCGGCTCTCGCGCTTGCGCATGGCGCCGGGCAGGACCTGCGGATGCTGCGGCGGCGTGATCAGCAAGCGCGGGTTCGGTCCGCTGATGTCGATGTGCAGGACGCAGCTGCCGGCGTCGTGCGCAGAGAAGACCGCGGACAACGCTGCGCAGCAGCCCCGCCGAAACGCGTCGTTGCCGGGGTCGAGCGGGCCGCCGGTAGCGAGGGCGAGCACCGCGCTCAATGGACACCTCCGGGCTGAGCCTCGGCAGCAGCCGGCGTGGGCTGGGCGAGCGGAAGGCAGTTCGCCAGCAGCGCTATCTCGATCACGACCAGCTGGAACAGCAGGCCACGCGCATCGGCAGCGATGGTCGAGTCGTGGGCCAGTTCACGTGCGGGCTTGACGATGGCGTCCACTTTGCCCATGTGGCGGGCGGCTTCCTGCAGGGCCTTCATGCCACACCTCCGAACGCGCCCTTGGTGACCTTCGGTGCGCCCAGCTCGGCGGCGGCGTTCATGGCGGCGGCCAGGCAGTTGTGCACCGCCAGCGGATACAGCAGCGAGCCGCGCTGGCGGCCCTGCGCGGGCGTGAGCCGCGCGCGCAGGGCTTCCAGGCCCGAGGCATCGACCACGTCGGCGAGCTTCACTCCGGCCCGCTGGAAGCGGTGCTGCAGGTAGGCCTCCAGGTGCTGGTCCAGCGGGGCCAGCGGCACCAGCTCGATCCGCTGCACCACCTCGCGCACGCCCGGGTCCTGCTCGTTGAGTTTGAGGGCCAGCTCGGGCTGGCCGAGCAGGATCACGCTGAGCAGCGGCTTCATGCCGTCCTTCAGCTCCAGGTAGCGCTTCAGGTGCTTGAGGGTCGGCACCGGCAGGCAGTGCGCCTCTTCGATCAGCAGCACGTGGCGCGCGCCGGTGCGATGGCTGTCGCGCAGCACCTCGTGCAGCTGGCGGAAGCGCGCCTCGGGGCTGCTCATGGTCTTCGAGAGCGGCGCGACCGCGCGCACGATTGCCTCGGCGATGTGCTGGCTGCGCAGGGTCTTGCCCACGCTGTCCTTGTCTTCCATCGCCAGCACGTAGGGCTGCACCAGGATCGTGCCGGGCGCTTCGGCCTGAATGCGCTCGACCAGCTCTTCGCGCAGCGTGCTCTTGCCGGCGCCGCTCTCTCCGACCACGGCGAGGAACCCACCGTGGCGGCACACGCTCCACATGGCCTCACGCACATAGCGGGCGTCGGGGCTCAAGAACACGTCGGCCGGCTCGCGGCACTCGGTGAAGGGGTCGCGCGCCAAGTGGAAGTGCTGGCGCGCTGCGGGGGTGAGGGATTGCTTTCGCAGTAGCATGTCGGGGTCCTCGTTTGTGGTCTCAGTCAGGGTTACAGCGGGGGCAACCGGCCCTGTCGCGTTGGCGCGCGGCAGGGCCTTCTTGAACGCGTCGGCGGCCGGCAAGCCACGCGACACCAGGAACGAACGGATCGAGCTGCGGAGCTTCTTGGCGGTCTCGGCGCCCTGCGGCCACTGGCCGTTGCAGAGGTTTCCGATCAGGCTCTTGCCCACGCCAACGGCGTCGGCGGCTTCGCGGTAGGAGATGCCGGCGTCTGCCAGCACTTGCTTCAACACCAGGCTCAAGCGGCACCTCCCACCACGCGCAGGCCGCTGCGCAGCAGCGCGGTGGCGCAGGCATCGAGCTCGTCCTCAGTCGCGCCATCGGGCCAGCGCTCAGCCATCTGCGCGAAGAGCGCGGCAGACCACGTGCCGCCGAGGGCTTCCACGCGGCGCTTCAGACCGCGGGCCATGTCCTCGTGCGACAGCACCTGCGCTTGCCAGACGGGGTTGATCTGCGGCAGCCGCGGCGCGGGCTCGACCTCGGCCGGTGCGGCGACGGTGCTCGGCGTTGAGGCGCGCGGTAGCGCCGGCACCACTTCCAGCTCGCGGCTCGGCTTCAGCGGGTCCACGGTGCCGCCGAAGGCGAGGCGCTTCGCCTTGCGTGCTGCAGCCGCCTCGGCGTCGCTTGCCACGTCCATCGCCAGCCGCTCGATCTCCTTGCGGGCGGCATCGGCCGGGGTCTCGGGCGGCGCGCGGAAGTTCTCGCCGATCGTCGCGGCGTTGAGTTCGAAGCCGTACTCGCCGGTGCGAATCTCCGGTGCGAGGTAGTAGCCGGGGCGGCCGTCGTCGGCGGTCACCACGACCCGCAGGGTGGTCGGGTCGAGCGCGTTGATCACCACCTCGACTTGGGCGCCGTTCAACACACCCGGCAGTCCGGTCAGGTCCCACACGCGGCCGCCGTGCTTGACGCGGTAGTCGCGCACCCGGCGCGGCACCGGCACCGTGGTCGCCAGCGCGCGCAGGGTCTCCACCTTCGGAGCCTCGATCAGCTGCTCGCGGGTGATGCGCAGCCAGGCGTCGCGACGCGTGGTGCCGGTGCGGCTGTGGATCGCGGTCGCGTTGAAGTTGCGCGCGAACTCCGCTGCCAGCCGGTTGATCTCTTCCAGGCTGGTCACCGGCGCGCGCAGCTTCAGGGCCGCTTCGAAGCTGCGCTCCCACAGGTACTGCGCGTTCTCGACCTGGCCCTTGGCGCGGGCGTTGCCCACCTCGTTGATGATGAGGTTGATGCCCAGCGCCGCGCACACGTTCGCAGTGACCTGGGTCTTCATCGCTGAGCCGGGGTCGGCCATCAGGTGCCGCGGCACGCCGTGCATGGTGCCGTCCGCGCGGCGCGTCATGGCGTGGATCAGGGTGGCCAGCACGTTGGCGCTGCTTTCCGCGCCGCGCACGTACAGCACTTCCAGCGCGCCGCTGGCGTGGTCGGTGACCACGTAGCGCCAGAGGCGGTAGTCATTGATCGCCACCAGATTGCCGGGCTTGCCCCGATAGAACTCGCGCTCGGGCATCACTCGGGTGCCGTCGTCGGCCAGGTAGAACTGGCGGCTCACCGAGGCGTCGATCTGCCAGCACCAGTTCGGGTGCGGGCTCTGCAGGCGCGCGGCCGGCGTGGGCTCGGCCAGCTGTTCCGGGTGCATGTTGTAGTGGCGCAGCGCGCGGCGAATGGCGCTGACACTCAGCGGCGTGAACTCGCCGGTGTCAGTATCGACGCGGCCGGCTGTGATGCGCCCGTTGCTGCGCAGAATCTCGACCGCGTGTTCGAGCGCCAGCGCGCCGGTACCCGTCAGGCGGCGGGTCTCCTCAACCGTCGCGGCGATCAATGCGGCCTCGTCGCGACTCAGTGCGTGGTCGCCCGCGTCAGCTCGGCGCTTGCGGGGCGCGCCGACGCGCACCAGCTTGAGGCGCTGGAGCAGCGTCGCCACTGAGCAGCCCATGCGCTTGGCTGCAGCTTCATACACGCGGGACTTACCGCCGTGGCCAGCCGCAGCCGCCTGGCGGGCGACTTCGGCCAGCTCCTCCAGCAGGGCGGGCGAATGGACGGCGGCCATCATCAGCCCCCGACCTTCTTGAGCTGCTGCTCAATCCATGCGCCGTCGTTCACCGGCGGCAGCCCGAAGGTATCGCGCAGGCGGCGCAGCTGGCCGAGCAGGTCGCCGACCAGGCCGGCCATGAAGTCGTCGTGCTCGCCAGCATCACCCGCCAGCTCGGCAGCCTCGCGCAGGCTGCGGAAGCGCTCGAACAGGCTGTCGGCGTCGTCGCCTTGGGCATGCACCGCGGCCACCAGGTGCATCTGAGTGGTTGTGGCCAGCGTGCGCAGTTCGGCCGCACGCTCATCCGGTGTGGCGCGCTCGCGCTGGCCCTTGGCCTTGCGCAGCTCCTTCTGCAGCGCCTCGATCTTGCGTTCGCGCTCTGCGGCGCGCTCGTCCTTTGCATCAAGGTCTGCGCGCGCTTCGCGCACCGCGTTGCGCAGGTCGCGCACGCCCATCTTGGCGACGTCGTCGAGGCTCAGCTCGCCGGTTTCGCCCTCCTCGGCCAGCTGGGTGAATTGCTCCTCCGGCAGGCTGAGCAGCTCGATCAGCTTGCTGGGGCTGCCGGCGGCTTCGAGCAAATGCGTCGACGTCGACGCATTTGGAAGCGCGGCGACACGCTTGGCGGCCTCCATCATCCGCTGCGCCTGGCGCGGCTCCAGGCCGAGCCGCTCGATCATGCCGGACCACTCGCCGTGGCTGGCGCAAGCTCGGGCCACTACCAGCAGGCGGCCAGCGCGCAGGAAGGCTTCGCAGCCGCGCTTCATCTCCGCGGCGATGGCCGCGGTGTAGTGGTCGGGGTCCCAGTGCAGACCCTCGCCGAACTCGGCGACCAGCAGCTGCTTGTTGCGCTGATAGTCCGCCTCGCGCTCAACCAGCTCGCCAGCAGCAGTGGGGGTGTTCTTCTTTGCCATCGTGGGTGTCCTCGATCAATCAGGGGTGCGGGTGTAGTTGCGGTCGGTGGCTTCCAGCCGCTCGCGCAGCCGTGCCATCTCGTGCTGATGCGCGTGGGCCAGCTGCACCAGGCGAGCGGTGAGGCGCCAGTTGTCGGGGCGACCCGGCAGGCGTTCCGCCAGCCCGAGGTCTTCCAGCGCTTCGAGGTCGCGCAACGTGGTGGGTGCTGCTTGCTTGACCGCCTCGGCGACGTCTTTCAGGCGGCGGCCGTCGAAGGCGTGCCCGGCGAGCGCTTGGATCACGGCCCAGGCACGGGCCAGCGGTGCGGGCGCGCTCATGGCAGCCACCCGAACGCTACTGCGGCCAGGACCGCCCAGCCGGCGATCACGATCAGCGCGGTGATCACCAGGCCCGGCGAAGCGCGCCGGACATCTGTGGAGCGGCGGCGCGGGCTCATGCCCGCACCTGCTCGAAGTAGCGGGCGACTTCCCCTGCGCTCGCGTAGCACTCGCCGCTGCAGGGCTCTCCCTCGCAGGAAATGTCGAGCGTCATGAACACCAGGGGCGGGCGTCCGGGCTTGCGGCGCTCAAGCCGCAGCACCCTCCAGATCAGGGCGCTGCCAGGGTGCGAGGACTTGCGGCGGATGCGATCGCCGGGGCGGAGGCTTGAGGGCTTCATGCGGCCGCCTTGCCGCGCTTGGCGGCGGGCTTCTCGGTGGGTGCCAGCCCTGCCTCGATGGCGAGCTTCAGGCGCACTGCGCGGCCGCGTGGGCCATCCCAGCTGCCCAGCAGTGCCTGGCGCGCGTTGGACTGGTCGACCTTGTTGTCGCGGCACCAATTCGCGAGCGTGGTGCCCTTGGCGACGAAGTGGGCCTTGACCTTCAGGAGAAGTTCGCGGCTCGGTGTTGGCGCGTGGGTTTTCACTGCTATCCTGCCTGCCTGTTGTACACGGGGTAGGCAAAGGATGGTGCAGAAATCTGCACCTGTCAACCGCTATGAGTGCAGAAAATCACCCTGTCGGAGAACGGCTTCGCGAGGAGCGCCAGCGGCGCGGCCTCAGCCAGCCTGCGCTCGGAGAGATCGCAGGCGCAGCCAAGCGCACCGTCATCGACTGGGAGAAGGGCGCCAGCTCGCCGAGCGCGGTGCAGCTTTCTGCACTAGCAGCGGCAGGCCTGGATGTCCTCTATGTCGTCACCGGCGAACACAACGCCCAGCTGTCAAAAGAGCAGCCCGTAGCGCTCACCGACCATGCTCGACTTCAGCTCGCGATCGAAGCGGTTGAAGAGGGGCTGGCGGAGATCAAGCGGAAGCTGCCGCCGGCCAAAATGGCCGAACTCATCGTTGCTGCGTACGAACTCATGGCACAGCCAGAGCAGGCGAAGAACGTCATCCGCCTGGTACGCGTCGCTGCCTAGTCGCAGCGGCTGAGATGGCTATGCCCTGGTATTCGCACCCGCGCGGCCGCACCGCGCGACGATGGAGAAACAGGGGATGGATGATTCACCGCAAGACCGCATCAAGAGGCTGATCAGAGAAAGCAGCGCTTCGAACGTCACCCACATCGGCGAAGCCGCGAGGCGCAGGGGCCGCAGTCCCAAGGCCGCGGTGGCGCCCGTTGCACCGAGCACAGCACTGACCGTGCGTGGCAACGGCGCAGGCATTGTGGGGAACAACAACCAGGTGACGATCCACGTGCGGCCGGTTTCGAGGCCGCGCCTGCAGGTCACCGTGGCGCCGAGCGCGCACCAGATCAACGCCACCCAAGCCTTCGAGCTGCAGCAGCTCGTGCAGCGCGTGGTCAACGTCAGCGGCAAGAACCACGCGCAGGTGTGGGGCGCCTTCCGGCGCAAGTTCATGGTGCCGTCGTACCTGCTGCTGCCTGCCGACCAGCACGAGCAGGCGCGGAACTACCTGCAAGCCTGGGCCGCGGCCGCACAAGCGAGCGATGCTGCGCCGGTGCCCGATCGCAAGCGACTGTTGGCGCGCATCCACGCGGAGGCGCGTGGCAAGCCTGATCTGTTGAAGCGCGCTCGCGATGCTGCAGAGGCCGCGTTCGGCACGCGCAGTCTCAGTGAGCTGGATGGCGGACAGCTGGCACAAGTGCTGCAGGCGGCAAGGTAGGAAATCTCCTACCCGAACTTCGGCACTTCGCCGATTCCGGTGGCGACCTCGAAGAGCCACCATTTCCCTGCGCCGCCGGCAGCCCAAATCGCGCAACCCGGCGCGGCATCAGTACCGGGGTCAAGCTGAGCCGGCGGCGCTGCGCATCTAGATGGAGTCAAACAATGAAATCAGGGGTTAAGGCACTTTTCTCGGCAACGCTTCTCGCACTGCTCTTCGCCTGTCTTCCGCAGGCTCACGCGCTGGCGCCGGAGGACGGCGTGTGGTGGAACCCGAGCCAGTCCGGTCGCGGCTGGTTCATCGTTTCCCAGAACAACACCATGGTGGTGGCCAGCTACACCTTCGCCCAGGACGGCTCGCCGCAGTGGTACATCAGCACCGGCACCTACAGCCCCAGCACGCGCACCCTCAACGCATCACTGCTGGGTTTCCGCAACGGCCAGTGCATCGGTTGCGCCTACCGTGCGCCGGAGCAGACCACCAGCCCAGGCTCGCTGCGCATCGAGTTTGAGGGTGATGAGCGCGCGACGCTCACGCAAGCGGGCGAGACGGTGCAGCTGCAGAAGTTCATGTTCGGCTATCCGCAGCGCGATGACAGGCTCTGGGGCGAGTGGGCTTTCGCCATGAACGTCGTGGGTCTGGGTGATAGCGAGTTCCTCGTGTTCGACCGCCCCTTCACTGGCAGCAACGGAACTCAGTACGTTCAGATGCGTCGCCGGTACAGCTCCGCGGGTCTGGGTCTTGCGTCCTTCGAGCAGTCGCGTGGTGAGTACTTGGCGCTGCTCGACTCCTCGACCAGCTACTACAAGCTCTTCGTCTATCCGGCAGGCGCGAATCGCTCGCTCGGCGGCCGCTACTGGCTCTACCTCAAGACCGCATCGCCGACTGGCAGCGGCAACCCCATGGTGGCAATGCGGGTGCGCGATCGAGCAGACGTTCCCACGCCGCTCAGCGGTCCCGCAGCGCAGGACAAGTCGCTCGCAGCGGATGTGCGCGATGCTGAGCTGGCCAAGGCGATGGAGGTGCAGGGCGAGGCTCCGGCCTACATCCAGCAATGGGCGGCAAAACTCGCCGCGGAGATGGAGAACGCGAAGCGAGCTCAGGCCAATTGAACTGAGCTACCGCGATCGCTGCTTGGCTGGTCGCGCAATGCTCTGCAGCCTGGGTGAATTGCTCCCGCTGTGCGCGCCTGTGCGGCCCACTAGGTCCGACCCGCGGCAACGACTCGCCCAAGTCTTGCATGGCTGTCCATGGACGCCCACAGGCGGCCGTGGCGCGGCTTGCGAGCGTGACCGTGACACTCAGTCAGGCTGGTGGGGTTAGGCCAGCAATCTGCGGGGCGGCAACCCAAGGTTGCGCGCCCCGTTTCCACGTCGTTGCCGCACGGCTGGCTTCGACTCGAAACAGGGGGAGATGCGGAATGGACCTGATTGATCGGCTGCGAGACCTCGCAGCGCGTGCGAACCGCCTGGCGGCGAGCATTCAGACCGAGGAGGCGTGCAAGAACGCCTTCATCATGCCGATGCTCGGCGCGCTGGGTTACGACGTCTTCAACCCGGAGGAGGTGGTGCCGGAGTTCGTCGCCGATGTCGGCATCAAGAAGGGCGAGAAGGTCGACTACGCCGTGCGCAAGGACGGCAAGATCATCATGCTCATCGAGTGCAAGTGGAACGGCAAGGCGCTGGTGATCGAGCATGCCTCGCAGCTCTTCCGCTACTTCGCAGTCACCGAAGCGCGCTGCGCCATCCTGACCAACGGCCTCGTCTACCAGTTCTATACGGACATCGACGAGCCGAACAAGATGGACAAGCATCCGTTCTTCGTCTTCAACCTGCTCGACTTCAACGAGAGCCACGCGGATGAGCTGCGCAAGTTCACCCGCGAAGCATTCGATATCGGCAACGTCATCGGCGCCGCCGCGACGCTCAAGTACACCAACCAGGTCAAGAAGATCCTCGCTGAGGAGTTGGCTAAGCCGTCCGAGGAGTTCGTGCGCCTGTTCGCCTCACGCATCTACGACGGCCGCATGACGCAGGCCGTGCGTGAGCAGTTCGAGGGCATCGTGCAGCGCTCCTTCGCGGACTTCATCCGCGAGCGCATCAGCGACCGCCTGAAGAACGCCCTGCGCGAGGATGCAGCACCGGGCGCGCTCATCGATCCGCTGCCCGATGGCCGAGCGTTGTCAGCCGCGGCCCCGGTCGAAGAAGTCGCGGACATCGTGACCACCGACGAGGAGCGCGAGGGCTTCAACATCATCCGCGCCATCCTGCGCGAGGTGGTGGATGCGAAGCGCGTGGTGATGCGCGACGCCAAGTCCTACTGCGCGATCCTGCTCGACGACAACAACCGCAAGCCGATCGCGCGCCTGCACTTCAACGCGCAGAGCAAGCGCTACGTAGGGCTGTTCACCGACAAGGTTGAAGAGCGAGTCGAGATCGCGTCGCTTGATGACATCTTTGGTCTCGCGCCGAGGTTGAAGGCGACGGTTGCGGAGTACGGATGAGTTGATGGCCAACCAGGAGCCTGCGCAATGAGCAACGAAGACAAGCCCGTGATCCACGACCTCTACGTGCGCGGCCCCAGCGGCCGCGAGGTGCACATCCAGCGCGTTGGCGCAGATGGCCCGTACCTCGTGCCGGGCTACGGGGAAAGCGGTTTCGCCACGCAGGAGGAAGCCGCAGCTACCGCTGAGAAGAGGTCGCTGCCCAAGCGATAGCGCGCAGAGCGCTGCGACCACGTCATCGCTGTCTCGCTCACATCGAAGACCGAGCAATCTGCTTTCGAGCCGAACTGCGTCGAGCTTCGCCAACCCAAGTGCCACGGAGGAAATGATGAAGGCGAGCTACTTCGCTTCGTATCTCGAAAGCAAGCGACAGAACGAGAAGATCCAGACTGACATGCGCCCGTTCTTCCGGGAGTTCGTTGCCTGGGATAACGCCGAGTTCAAAGGTAAGTTTCTGCACGCAGGGGAGCTGCTTTACCTCCTGCCGTTGCGCGAAGACGTCTACCTCTTCGTCCAAACCCGGGATCAAGAGGCAATCAAGCGCATTCAGCGAAAGACGTTGGAGGTGGCTGACATCGGTGCGGCGCTAGACGCGGACGACTCGGTCGGCTTCGCGTCTTACGTCTTGGTTGAGAGGGACTTCGTAGGCTTCGCCACGCGCGTCTTGTCGCCTCGGAGCCCACGATTCTCCAACTTCGTCAACAGGGTGCTGGAGGCGTTGGGCTTGGAGTTCGAGTACAGACTTCGCGCGCTAACCCACGAGCTGGGCAGGGATGAGGCTCAGAATCTATCGGTCGTCTCGTCCTTCAGCGTCGAGATCCCCGTTAAGTCCGGCGCCTGGGACCGCATGACCCAGCTCTTGGCGGGCGGTGGTGACGTGCAGACCATGGATCTAGGCGAGATCGAGGTTACCTTCAAGCCCTCGAAGCGCGGAGCGAACAATCGCGAGGTCTTGCGCGGTGTCCTAAACACCTTGGATGCAAGCGACATTGCGGGTCTCGATGCCCGGGCGAAGATCGAGTTGGCGGACCGGCTTGGCGAGTTCACAATCGTCGGAGCAGGCGGTATTCGGGACAACATCACGGCTGATGCTGACTTTGATATCGCGGCAGAGATCGCCGAGAAGGCCCGTCTGAACCGCGTGCTCCAGGCACGCCTCTTGGAGTTCCGCGAAAGTGAAGACTTCAGTCGATGCGACAGTCTTGCTGCTGCTGGGTTTGCTTGGAACTTCCCCAGCTCTGGCGGTGCTAAGCCTTAGCTGGTGGGCGGCTTGGCGATCGTTGGTCGAAAGCGCAGCTGCGCCCGATCGTCTGCCAACACTGGCGAGCACCCTAGCGAGCGGTTCGTTCACGCTCCTGGGGTTTCTCACCGCCGTTCTTGCAATCTTCGTGACCCTGAAGGAGTCGCGTGCGCTACGTCAGTTCAAGCAGCGAGGGCATCTTCGGACCACGCAGATCTTTATCGTTTCCACGATCGTGGTGCTAGCGATCACGTTCTGCTTGAGCATGTCGCTCTTCTTCGGCGCAGTTTCATTTTGGCGTCTGCAGTGGACAATCGTGGCCTGCGCTGCGTCGGTTGGGATGACTGCCGTCTGCATGACGCCGTTCGTTTCACTACAGCACAAGTCCTCTTGACGCGTTGACGGTCAGTGCTTTGCCGCGGATCATGCGCGCGACTCGGCGTGAGTCTCCCGCCGAACAATCTCCCGCGCATGTCAGGGCGCTGAAACTCAAGAGCTAGGCGCTGGGGCGAATCATCGCCCCATGCACCGCGCAACCACTCTCGCTCTCTGCACCGAACTCGGCCTGCTCGCCGCCGGCGAAGCGCCAGGCGTCCCCGGTGCCATCCCACTGATTCCGGCTGGCCCCACTGTGCGGGGGCGCGACGGCCGCGAGTGGACCTTCGACCAGCCTTCGATTGATGCTGTTCTCCAGGCCTTCGAAGCGCGCGGCGTCGAGCTGCCCATCGATTGGGAACACGCCACCCAGCACCGCGCGCCGCGTGGTGAGGCCGCGCCCGCGGCTGGCTGGATCACTGCGCTCAACGTCCGCGGCGGTGCCCTGTGGGCTGACGTGCAGTGGACCGACCGCGGCCACGACCAGGTGCTGGCCCGCGAGTACCGCTACATCAGCCCCGTCTTCGACTTCGATCCCAACACGGGCCGCATCGTGCGGCTGGTGTCTGCCGGGCTGACCAACACGCCCAACTTGCCGCTGCAAGCCCTCAACCAGGAGCAACCCATGAAGCTCAGCCTGACCGCCGCCCTGGCGGCCGCCCTTGGCGTGTCCGCCGATGCCGACGAAGCAACCGCCCTGACCGCCATCGAGTCGCTGAAGACGGCGACGAATCGGGAGGCCAACAACCTGGAGCGCTACGTGCCGCGCGCCGACTACGACCAGGTGCTGCAGCGTGCGACCAACGCCGAGCAGCAGCTGCGCCAGCGCGATGCGGACGCCCACAAGACTGCGGTGGATGCCGCGATCGACGGCGCTCTGCAGGCTCGCAAGATCGCCCCGACCTCGGTCGAGTACCACCGCGCCTCCTGCAGCGATCGCGCCGGGCTGGAGCGCTTCCAGGCCTTCGTGGCCAGCGCGCCGGTGATCGCCCCCGACGCCGGTATCGAGGGCCGCCCGCCCGCTGCCACCAAGACCGCGCTCAACGCGGAGCAGCTGCAGGCAGCACGCCTCCTGGGGCTGAAGCCCGAGGAATACGCCAAGCGCCTCGAAAGCGCCTGACTCCTCGCGAACGCCGCGCCACCACACGCCCCACCACGCAACCGCTAGAGGCTCCTCATGGCTCTCATCACCAATGCACTGATTACGGCCCTGTTCCAGGGCTTCCGCGGCGAGTTCCAGGCCGCCTTCGATGCCACCCCCACCGACTGGCAGAAGGTCGCGACGATGGTGCCCAGCACCACCGCCGGCAACACCTACGGCTGGCTGGGTCAGTTCCCGAGTCTGCGTGAGTGGATCGGCCCGCGTGTCATCAAGGACATGCAGGCCGACGCCTACCAGATTCTCAACAAAACCTTCGAGGCGACGGTCGGTGTGAAGCGCACCGACATCGAAGACGACAACCTCGGCATCTATCGCCCGCTGTTTGCCGAGATGGGCCGCGCCTCGGCGTCGCACCCGGATGAGCTGATTTTCGCGCTGCTGGCTGCCGGTGGCAGCACGCTCTGCTACGACGGCCAGAACTTCTTCGACACGGATCACCCGGTCTACGCGAACACCGATGGGACCGGCGCCGTCACCCCGATCAGCAACGTCAACACCAGCGGCACTGGACCGAACTGGTACCTGCTCGACGTCAGCCGGGCGCTGAAGCCGCTCATCCTCCAGGTGCGCGCGGCGGCTGATCTGCAGGCCATGACCGACCGCAACGACGAAGGCGTGTTCACCAACGACGAGTACCGCTACGGCGTTCGCGCACGCCACAACGCCGGCTTTGGCTTCTGGCAGATGGCCTACCGCAGCAACCAGGCACTGACGCCTGACAACTACGGCGCCGCGCGCGCCGCGATGCGCGACATCAAGGCCGATGGCGGCCGCCCCCTGGGCATTCGGCCGAACCTGCTGGTGGTGCCGTCTTCGCTCGAAAGCGTCGCCCGCAAGCTGCTGGTGAAGGACGAGAACGGCGGCAACGAGTGGGGCGGCACTGCCGAGCTGCTCGTCAGCGATTGGACCTGACCCGAGCCCTCACCGACTGACCTGGCCGGCGGTGCGTAAGCGTCGCCGGCCTGCAGGAGACCCCCATGTCCCAGCGCTTCTTCCGCACCCGCAACGCCGCACATACGCGCTACTTCCGCGGCGGCATCAAGTTCGGTCCGCAGGCCACGGCGGTGCCGGCCGACCACCCGCGCATCGAGCTGCTGCTCGCTGACCCGCACCTGGTCGAGGTCGCGGACAGCGCAGAGCGCGAGGACTCGAACAACCCGCAGAGAGAGGGCGATGCGTTGCGGTCTGACGCGAAAGCTTCCCGCAGCCGTGAGTCGACGGCTGTGGGCGGCAAGCCCACCTCGGAGGCGACGCCGGAGGGCTCGACCACATCCGGAACCGCTGGCGGCGTTCCCCCCAACGCCGACAGCGGCAGCCGTGGCGAGGGCGCTGGACACGGGTCGGTCGCACCGGCCTCCAGCGCCCCAAGCCGAGTCACCAAGGCGCCTGCCAAGAAGGCGCCCGCGAAGACTTCAAAGCCGAAGGCCTGATCCGTGTACATCACCCCCGCCCAACTCTCGACCGGAGCCGGCGCCAGCCTGGAGCTGGCCCAGCTCTTCGAGCTGCCGCTGGAGCTGTGGCAGCTGACGCTCTCGGGCGGCGATCGCAGCGCCTACAGCGCTGCTGAGATCGATGCGGCGGACGCGGGGCTGGCTGCTGTGCTCGATGCCTGCGGGCGCGCCAGCGGTGAGGTTGAGGCCTACCTCGCGCAGCGCGGCTATGAGCTGCCGCTCGACGCGGTGGACTTCCCGGTGCTCGGCACGTGGGGGCGAGCGATTGCCCGTTACCACGTCCACCTGTCACGCGAGCGCGCCAACACGGAGCTGGGCCGCATCGAGCGCGACTACCGCGAGGCACGTGCCGCATTGGAACGCGTTGCAGCTGGCCAGCTCAGCCTGGGTGCCAACGATCCCCTGGCGCCCGGCAACTCTGACCCGGATGCCGAGGACACGGGGCCGATTCGCTACACCTCGAAGCCGCGCATGTTTTCGCGCGACAGCTTGGACGCGCTGTGAGCTTCCCCACTGCCTCTGCGATTGAGCGCCTGCAGGGAGTCAGCGCGCTGAAGCTGATCGGCGACGCGGCGGATCTCGCCACGGCGATCGCGCAGAAGCCGCGCGCGGCGCCTGCGGCCTACGTAGTTCATCAGCGCCAGGGCGAGCCGCCGATCGGCGTCAGCAACGGCGTGCTGCTGCAGAACATTCGCGTGAGCCTGCAGGTGGTGCTGTTCGTCAGCCATGCCGGCACCGCCGAGTCGGGCTCTTCGGCCCGCCGCGTCATGGATGCCCTCCAGGCAGATGTGGACGCGCGGCTCATGGGTTGGAGCCCCGACAGCTTCACGCGCTTCGGCGCATTGCACTTCGTCGGCGCCCGCGACGAGTTCTACGCCACCGGCTGGCTCTGCAGCCAGGTGATCTACGAAACCAAGTACCGAGCGGAGGTCCGCCAGTGAACACCCTTCCCATGCCGCGCGACGGCGGCAGCTACCGCCGCGAGCCGGACGGCAGCCTGACCTGCCTGCAACCCACAACCGCCGATGCCGGTTCGGTGGAAACCCCCATCCAGAACGTCGAGGGCGAAGTGGAGGTTCTCGACCTGGCCGAGCAGGTCCACGACGGCAGCGCCACCGCACTGCCGCCCATCGAAGCCGCGCCGCGTCGGCGCACCAGCGGCCGCATCAAGGAGTAACCCATGCCTTTCCGCAGTTCTGAAGATCGCGTCGGCCTGCTGGCCATCGAAACCACCTACGGCGTCGCCGCCACCATCGCCGCCGCCAACGCGCTGTTGCTGATGAACAGCAGCATCGAGCCTGCTGCCGACAAGCTGGAGCGTCCAGTTGATCGCCCGCACTTCGGCGGCGACCCCTTTGTCCTGGTGGGCAAGAGGGTGACCTTCCGTGCGGACGTCGACCTGATCGGCGCGGCTGTACCCGGTACGGCAGCGCCGCTGTCTGCGCTGCTGCGCATCTGCAGTCACAGCGAGACGCTCACGCCCACCACCAGCGCCGTCTATGCGCCCATCAGCACCGGCGTCCCGAGCGCGACCTTTGACTTCTACTGGGCCGGAATTCGCTTCCGCATGCTGGGCGTGCGTGGCTCGATGGATATGGCCTTCAACATCAAGGAGTACGCCAAGGGCAGCGTGCAGCTGACCGGCCTGTTGGTCATGCCTGAGGACGGCGAAGCGCCGATCGGCATTGACTGGTCGGCGTTCCAGACTCCGCCTGCCATCGAGACCGAAACGTGGAACTGTCAGGTAGGCGCAACAGCGGTGCACGCGCGCCAGCTGAGCCTCAACGCGAACGGCACGATTCCGCTGATCGAGACCAGCGAGAGCCGACAGGTGATCGTGAACGACCGCAAGCCGGCCGGCAGTCTGCAGGTGGTCAAGAACGATCTGCTCGCGGCCTGGAACCCGTGGGCCCTCGCCAGCGCGCATACCGTCGTCACCATCACCAACACGATCACGCGCTCGGCGGGCTTGAACGTCTCGGTACCGATCCGCGCCCAGCTCGAATTCCCGCGACCGATCGATATCGAGGGCGTCGCTGGATTCGAGATCCCGTTCACCGCGGTGCCCAGCGGTGCCGGCGGCGACGAGTACTCGATCACCTACACCTGATCCGCCGCACTCAGCGGCCAGACCGCGACATCCGGCGGCCGCGCGCGATCGCGGCCGCCTTTCCCCAAGCACGAGGACCGACATGCTCAAGCTCACCCAGACCAGCACCTTCGCCACCACCGTCAAGGTGCGCCTGCCCACCGACAAGCCCGGCGTGTTCAACGAGGGCGACTTCACCGCTCGCTTCAAGTTCGTCGAGCCGGACAAGTTCCTGGAGTTCGTCGATGGCGTGCGCGATGTCGGCGAGGTCGATGACGACGGCAACCGCAAGCTGGCCACCACGCTGGAAATCACCCAGTACCAGCGCGAAGTGCTGGGCCAAGTGCTGGAAGGGGTCGAGGGTATCGGCGACGGCCACGGCACGGCCTTCGAGCCGGACAAGCAGAAGGAGATGGTGTTTGCACACCTGACGCTCCTGCAGGCGACGTTCGATGCCTTCTTCAGCGGCTATCGCGCGGCACCGGCAAAAAACTCGAAGCGGTCGCCGAAGCGCTGAGCGGCGGCCGCAAGTCGATCGATACCAAGGGCGTCGCCGAACAGCTGAGAGCGTTCGGCGCACCCGCTGAGGTGATCGCCCGCGTCGAGGGCACACCGCAGAGCAACAAGGTGGACGTGCTGCCCTGCAACTGGCTCGCGGTGCGCATCTACCGGGCCTGCCAGTGGACCCTGCTGATGGGCTACGGCGCAGCGATGTGGCAGGGCATATCCCAATCCGAACTGCGATCCGCACTGCTGGTGCATCGGGTGCCAAGGCAGAGCTGGGAAGACGTGAGCGAGCGGGTGGCGTGTCTGGTGGCAGCAGCGCGGCCGCTGCTCAACGCCAAGCGATGAGAACGCCGACCCCGGCCAAGTAGGAGAGCCCGTGGCAGACCAGACCGTAACCCTTCGCATGACGATGAACGCCGATGGCGTCGGCGCTGGCGCCGGCCAGGCGCGTGATGCGATCGGCAGCATCGGTCCTGCGGCGGAGTCGACAGCAGACCGCGCGACGCGGTCGATGGATCGCACGGCCCAGGGCGCGGACTTCCTCACGGCGCAGATCAGCAAGGTGCGCAACGAGGTGCTCGCGCTCGGCGCCGCGTGGGTCTCGATCGAGGGTGTGCGCGCGCTTGCAGGAGCCGCGGATGCGTACTCCGACATGCAGGCGCGCATTCGCCTGGTCACCGATACGCAGGCCGAGTTCTCGCGCGGCCAGTCCGACGCGTTCCGCATTGCGCAGGACACGTCCTCGCAGCTCGAAGCCACGGTCGGACTGTACACGCGACTGGATGGCGCCCTGGGCGACGTGGGCGCGAGCCAAGCCGAGGTGCTACGCATCACCGAGACGGTAAACAAGGCCTTTGCCGTTTCCGGCACCGGCGGCGGCGCTGCAGCGGGTGCAATCACCCAGCTGAGCCAGGCCTTTGCGGCCGGCGCACTGCGCGGCGATGAGTTCAACTCCGTCAACGAAGCCGCACCGCGCCTCATGCAGGCCTTGGCCGCAAGCCTTGGCGTCACCCGTGGCGAGCTGCGCGGCCTGGCCGAAGATGGGCAGCTCACTGCCGATGTGTTGCGTAGAGCGCTCACCGGCGACCAGGCCGATGCGATCGCCGAAGAGTTCGCCCAGCTGCCGCTGACCATCGCCCGCTCGATGCAGCAGCTGAAGAACGCCGCGGTGCAGTTCATCGGTGAGTCCGACCAGACCTTCGGCGCATCGCAGGCGGTTGCCGGCGCGATCCAGCTGGTGGCGCAGAACCTGGACCTGCTTGCGGAAGTGACCCTTGCGGCTGCCGTGGTCTACGGCGCCCGCTTCGTGCCGGCGCTGCTGCCCTCGGTGGCAACTCTCAAGGCTGTGTCAGCTGCAATGGTGATTGCCACCACCAGCGCCAGCGGCTTCGCAATCGCGAGTCGCACGATCGGCGCAAGCCTGCTCACCCTTGTCGGTGGCCCGGTCGGCGTGGCCGTGCTTGCCATCGGCGGCCTGGCGCTGGGAATCAAGGCAGCGATGGACGCCGAAGAGGCGCGCGATGCCGCGTTCAAGGCGGGCGTCGATTCGGTGGAGCAGTCGACCGATCGGGTGCGCGAACTCAACGGCCAGTGGCAGCAGTACTCGTCGCTGCGCCGGCCGGATGTAGCCACCTCGATCGCAGCGTTCGCGCGCGAATCGGAAGAGATCCGAGCGAACCGGATCGAGCTGGAGCGGCTGACCGAGACCTACCGCGACCTGATCAACAACGCAGGCCTGGTCGCAGGCGACGTGAACAGCACTGAGACCGCCCAGCGGTGGCGGGAGCTGACCGAGCGCATTGCCGAGCATGACCAGCAAAGCGCGCGCCTCGCCGACACCCTGCGCCAGCAGCTTGCGCCGGAGTTGGATGCGCTGCAGGCCTCGATCGACCAGCTCGCCAACTCTGACGGCGTGAGTGCAGCGCTTGACGGCATTGCCGACGCCTACGGCGCCCTACTGGGGCTTTCGAGCCGTATCGCTGCGGACGCGAAGTTCGATGATCTGTACCAGCAGATCACCGAGGGCTCCGAGGCTGCGGCGACGGCGCTGGAGAAGGCCCAGCTCGGCGTGGTGGGCTACGCGCAGAAGCTGGCCGCGGAGTTCATCACCACTGGCGTGGCTACGGGTCGCAGCCGGTCGGAGGTCGAAGCACTCGGTGCCGAGTACGTGCGCCTGGTCGAGCAGCTGGAGGCAACCCGCACCGCGCAGCAGCGTGCGGCCAACGAGACGCGCCGTGCCACCACCGAGGCAGCCAAGGCCCAGCGCGAGCTGGACCAGGCGAACCGTCGCTCGGCACAGGCCAGCACCGAACTCTCGAAAATCCTCGACCGACAGGCCATCGCGCTGGGCGGCCCCGGCGTGGCGGCAGCCATTGCGTATCGCGATGAGCTGACGCAGCTGCTCGATATCGAAAGGACCCTGGCGGCGACGAACGCGCTATCCGCCGAGGCCGTTGCCGGCCTTGCCCAAGCGCGTGACAACGCAGCAAGGGAGTTCACCAAGAATCTCGAAGACGCCGTCGAAGAGAGCCAGGAGGCCACGCGCTCGGTTGAAGACGTGCTGGCCGACCTCGCCGATACGCCGATGAACCGCCTGCTGCAGGACATCAAGCTGGTGGGCGATGCACTTGAGCTGGCACTTGCTGGGAAAGGCACGGAGTCGGTGGAGGAACTTCAGGCCGCGATGGCGCGGCTGCAGGGCATTCTGGGTGAGGTGCGGGGCTCGCTCGGCGCCGGCATCGTCGATGCAACTTCGGAAGCGCTCCGGGGCATGCAGTCGCTGACCAAGACCGGCAGCGAAGAATTCCGCAAGATGCAAGTCGCGATCGATGCCCTGGCCTTGGTCCAGGGCATTCTCGCGATTCTCAACCAGGGCGCCGGCGAGCCGATGAGCGCGCCCTTCCGGATGGCAGCCATGGCCGCGGCGATCGCGCCGTTGATCGCCAACCTGGCAGGCAGCATCGGCACGTTCGGTGGTAGCAGTGGCTTCACCGATACTGCGGCGATTCGCCAAGAGCGCCAGGGCACCGGCACTGTGCTTGGCGACGTCAATGCCAAATCGGAATCCATCCAATCCGCGCTGGACATCATCGCGGACGCAACCTCTCAGCTGCCCGGACTCAGCCGCAGCATGCTTCGTGCCTTGCAGGAGCTGCGCAGCGGCATCGACTCAGCGGGCGGCATGCTGGCGCGCGGTGCAGGTCAAGCTGATTTCGAAGGCGTGCCGGGTGCGTTCAACTTCGGCGCGGCCTGGATGGGCGGCATGTTCGGCAGTCTCGCAGACCGCGTGCTCGATCCGCTGGGCATCCTCGGCGGCTCGCAGCGCGTGACGGATGAAGGGCTGGCGATCAGCGGTTCGAGCCTGTCCGACATCGGCGTAAGCGCATATCAAGAGCAGCAGTACCGTCGCTGGCGATTCGGCAGCAGGCGCACGCGAGAAGAGCTCCAGCCGGTCGGCGAGGAGTTTGAGGCGCAGTTCCAGCTCATTGTGGACAGCCTGGTCGAAACTGTCCGCCAGGGCGCGCTGGCGCTCGGCCTGCTGCCGGACGAGATCCAGGATGCCCTCGACGCGTTCCAAGTCGAAGTTGTCCGCATCAGCTTGAAAGACCTCTCTGCCGAGGAGAAGCAGGCGGAGCTGTTGGCCGTCTTCTCAGCGATGTTCGATGGCATCGCAGGCGGCGTGGTGCCGTTCCTTGGGCAGTTCCAGAGGCTCGGCGAAGGACTCGGCGAGACCCTCGTGCGCGTGGCTACCGGCGTGCAGGTCACCCGCGAGGCGCTGGACCGCCTCGGCTTCTCGCTCGACGCGGTCGGCCCGGAGCAGTTCGCCCAGATCAGTGAGTCGCTGATCGAGATGGTCGGCGGCATTGAAGAGTTCATCTCCGGGATGAGCGGCTTCATCGACGCGTTTGCTCCAGAGGCTCGAAAGTTCGAGCTGCTTCAGAGCGATCTGGCGCGGGCCTTCGCGGAAGCGGGACTTGAAGTGCCTGCGACGCGCGCGGCGATGTGGGCGCTTATGCAGAGCCTGGATGCGACTACGGAAAGCGGACAGGCCCAGATCGCCACGCTGCTGCGGTTGCGCGGAACCGCCGATGCCTACTACCAGCTGCTCGAAGACCAGCAGGAGAGCGAGGCCGACGCGCTGGCCTCACAGATGCAGGCCGCGCAGGACTACCAGACCATGGTGGCCGATTTGCGCGACGAGCTGACCTCGGCAGGCATGAGCGACTTCGCGCGCGAGATGCGCGATATCGACCGCTGGGCGGCTGACGCCCGCGAGGCCCTTCACGAAGCCGCCCGGGCTGCCGGGATGCAGGCCGCTGCGGAAGAGGACCTGGCGCTCGTGCACCAGATCGCCTCGCAGCGCGCAGCCGCGGCGATCGCTCGCCTGCGGCAGGCGGCGGCTGACCTCGTCCAGGATCTGTATGGCTCGCCGCTCGACGATATCGACGCGCAGATCCGCGAGATTGAGGAAGCCCAGCGCGCCAGCACCGACAGCCAGATCGGCAGCATCTCGGAGGTCGGCGACGCCGCGCGCGGCGTCTACCAGGCGCAGCTGTCGGCGCTGCAGAACATCCGCGCCTGGCTGGACAGCCAGCTGCTGGGCGACACCTCAAGCCTCACGCCTGAGCAGCGCCTGGCCGAGGCGCGTCGCCAGTTCGACGAAGCTGTCGCGGCTGCTCAAAGCGGCGACGTCGACGCATTGCAGCGGGTCACTCAGCTGGCTGACCTGCTGCTGCGCGAGGAGCGCGACTTCAGCGCCAGCGGCCAGCAGTTCACTGACACCGAGGCCTACGTCCGCGCGCGCATGCAGGGCCTGCTGGGGCTCCAGCTCGCAGACCCGGGCACAGGCAGCACCGGCGGCGCAGGCAGCGTCGGCGGTGCCGGAGTCGGTTCGCCCTACGTCTCTCCGGAGCTGCAGGCGCTCTACGACCAGCGCGATGCGCTGCTCGATGAGCAGTTGGCCGCGCAGCGCGAGGAAATGGTCCGCGAGCTGGGTCTGATGGTGCGCGAGTTGATCGAGCGCACCGGCGAGCCTCTGACAGAGGTCGCGCAAACCATCGGGCTGAATCTCACCGCCTTGGCTGCTGACCTGGGCATCAACCTGGAGGAGCTGAGCGCCGAGACCGCCGTCAGCTTGACTGCCCTGGCGCGGCAGCTGGGTATCGACGTGGCCGAACTGGCTACGAACGTCGGCATCGAGCTGGGCGACCTCGCAGACCGGCAGTCCTTGCTCAACCAGGCGCTGGATCAGACCCTGCAATCGATCCCGGAGGAGTTCCGCACCCAGCTGACCGAACCGCTCGATACCATCCGGACTGCCACCACGGACGCGGATGCGACCGCGGCCGTTGAAGACGCGGAGAGGGCGATCAGCGCCATGCCTCCCGCGATCCGCGACATGCTCGCGCCGTTCTTCGCCGGCATCGCGCCGCCTCCCGTGATCAGCGAGCTGAGCACCCTGCGCGACATCAACGCGACCGCGACAGCGCAGCTCGTCGAGCTGGGCGCCATCCGCCTCGCGATTGAGGCGATCGGTCGTCGCAACCTGCCCGAGGTCGCGGGCGGCCTCGAAAGCTTCGACGTTGGCACTGCCTTCGTGCCACGCACCGGTCCGGCACTGATTCACCGCGGTGAAACCATCCTGCCCGCCGCGGTGGCGGACTTTGCTCGTCGCTCTGGCCTGACGCTGGGGCCGGCGGGCGGCGACTCGGCCGCCGTCGTGGTAGAGCTGCGCGCTCTGCGCGAAGAGAACAGCCGCGGCCAGCGCGCGCTGGAGACACGCCTGCAGGATCTGGAGCGTGCGCAGCGCGAAGGCACGCGCGAGCTGACGGACGAGCAGCGCCGGGCCTACGACCGCATGATGATGGGAGCTTGAGGTGACATTCGCGACGCAGGGTCTTCCGCGTGTGCTGGTTGAGCTGGAAACCGGCTCCGGCAGCCGTTGGTACTCGGATGGTCGCTACATCGATCCGTCTGCGGGCGTCTACGCGCAAGCGAGGCTGCCTGGCGGCCGCGGCATCGCATTCGAGCGTCGCGCAAACACGGTGTACTGGTCAAAGGGTGGACGCGCGACCGCAGGTGTCGGCGCGATCGAACTGATCAACACGGACGGCGCGCTCGATGACCTGTTGAGCCTGCCGCTGCGGGGGCGTGTCGTCCGCATCCGGCTCGGTACTGAAGCCACGACCGTGGCGTCGATGCCGATCGTTGCGCGCGCCATCGTCGAGCGTTTGGAGTCCGTGGGCGAGTCTGCCGTGCGCCTGGTGCTGGGCGATGCGACGCGCGAGCTGGAAGTGCCCCTGCAGGAGGCGACTATTCCCTCGGGGCCACTCGCTGGCACGCCCTATCCGGTCACCTTGGGGCACTGCCTCGGGGTTCCTGCGCTGTCGACCGAGCCGACACTGCTACGCTTCGGCATCCATGATTCTGCCGTCGCGGGATCGGGGCTCACCGCAGTCACTGAGGTTCGCGACTCGGGCGTGCTTCTGACCGCCGGTACTCAGTGGGCCGATCACAACATCGCGCCCACCTTCGGCTTCCGGCTTCTCCAGGCAAGCGCGGGGCGAATCACCTGCACCGCGTTCGGCCCCGGCCCTGGTTCGGGCTTGGACAACGGGCGCTTGCCCCGCATCGTCGCGTACCTGCTGCAGACCCGGCGAGGCTGGTCGAGCGCTCGGATTGATCTCGCTGGCATCGACGCGCTTAGCACGTCCCTCGGTCTTCCGCTCATGGGGCGCTGGTGTTCCCAGGCAGAGACCTACGCGCAGGTGCTCGATGAGCTGGCCGACACCATCGGCGGCTGGTGGAGCATTGGCACCGACGGCGTGCTTCGGATGCAGGCACTGCGACTGCCGAGCGGCTCGCCGGTGCTGGAGATCAACCGCTCGCGCCTCGACGGGCCTGTGCAGGTCGAGTTCGACTCAGCACCTGGTCTGTCCTCGATCGTCTGTGGCGCCCGGAACTGGCACGTGCTGACGTCGTCCGAACAGGCGGGCAGCGTTCGCGACACCAACGCCGGTGTGGAGCAGTCCCGCGACTTCAGGTTCCGTGTGCCGTTCTCGGTGGCCAGTGACTACGCGCGCGCTCGCGCCATAGGTGCGCTCCAGCGAGCCGAGAGCGCGCTCGCGGGCATGCCGACGCTGTTCACCACGATCGCTGGCACCACGGACGAGGCGAGCCGCCGCGGGACCCTGTGGGCAGGGCCGAAGTGGTGGTACCGCGTGCCCGTGCTGCTCGATGCGTTGACCGCAGCGACGCTGCCGCTGGGCTCGGTGGTGCGCCTTACCTTGCCGCGCTTCGGGCTGGCCGCGGGGCGCCTGCTGAATGTCATCGGCGTGAAGGGCGAACTCGGCAGTCGGCGGGTCACGCTCGATCTTTGGGGCGAAGGCCCGAGCTTTGTGGAAGGAGACAAGGGATGAGCGGTGGCATCGCGTACGAGAATTGGGTGACCCCCACGGCCACGGCCCTGAACGCGACCGGCACGAGCAACGTGATCGGGACCATCGCGAACCTGCGCTCGCCCCAGCTCAGCGACGTGTGGGGCAGCTCGAACAATACCGGCGGCCTGATTCAGCTGGTCGCGTTCTGGAACGACAGCCGGCCGCTCTCGGCGATGGGGCTGCTCGACTTCCGATTCACCACGCTTTCCAACGTCCGCTTCCGCTTCGGATATCTCAACGTTGGCGGCGCCAACGTCTACTTCGACACGATCGTCCGCGCCCCACAGGCGTACCCGGATGGCTTCCTTCGACACGACATGCTGATCCTGCCCACGCCAGTCACTGCGCGCGGTGCGTTCATCGACATCAGCGCGGTCAGCGGAGGACTCGGCGCCTTCTCGATCGGCCGCATGTGGGCCGGCCCGTTCTGGCGACCGTCGACGGCGATCCTTCGGCCGTGGCGCGCGGGTGTCATGGACCCCGGGCAGATGGCTATCTCCCGGGGCCGACAGGGCTACGAATCGCTTGAGCAGAAGGCACGGACCTTGGAGCTGCGCTACGGCGCGGCCCCGCTCGGCGACTGCATCGGCACGGGCGACAACTCGGTCATGGATCTGCAGCAGCTCGCTATGCGCATCGGCACCACGCGGCACGTCTTCGCGACGCCCAGGACGGACGCCCACTCAATGCACCGGCTGGGCTTCTACGGCCACTGCACCGAGGGCCTGCAGCTCGAACACGCCGGCGGCGACCAGCTGACGGCAGGCATGCGCTTCGTCGAGCTGATGTAGCCACGCGCAGAAACAGAGCGGCTGGACGGCGTTGGCGCGCCGCCCAGCCCTCGAAATCCCACGTCTTCGCCGTGGAAAGCCGAGCAAGGCTCCGTCCCCCTCGCGAGGGATGCGCAGGCTCGGTCAATCCCCTCTCACAGGCTGAGACATGAGCAAATCCATCGTTCCCTGGCCAGGCGGCAAACGCCGGCTGCTGCCAACCCTCCTTCCGATGCTGGAGGAGGTACCCCACAAGTGCTATTGCGAGCCCTTCGCGGGCGGCGCTGCCGTCCTCTTCGCCCGTGAGCCGGCATCGATCGAGGTGCTCAACGACATTGACGGCGAGCTGGTGCGCCTCTACCGCGTGGTTGCCGCCCACCTCGACGAGTTCATGCGTCAGTTTCGTTGGTCGCTGGTCAGCCGGGAGATGTACCGGTGGGCGCAGATGCGGCACCCGGACACCCTCACCGATATCCAACGAGCGGCCAGGTTCTGGTATCTGCAGAAGCTCGGCTTCGGCGGCAAGGTGCAAGGGCGCTCTCTCGGCGTCGGACCGACCGCGGCGAAGCGGATCAACCTCCTGCGGCTGGAGGAGGAGCTGTCTGCGGCGCACCTGCGCCTGCACCGGGTCACCATCGAACACTTGCCCTGGCAGGCCTGTGTGAGCCGCTACGACCGCCCCACGACGCTGTTCCTACTGGACCCGCCGTATTGGGAAACCGAAGGGTACGGCGTCGACTTCGGTTGGGAGCAGTACGAGGCCTTGGCCGCCGCGCTGCGCACGCTCAAGGGCCACGCGATCCTGACCATCAATGACCATCCGCGCATCCGCAAGCTGTTCGATTGGCTGCCCCACGAGCTGGTCCCAATCCGCTACACCATCGGCGGCGGCGACGGCCCTGATCGGCGCGAAGTCATCTATCGAACTTGGTCGCGTTGACCGCTTGCTATCGTTCATGGGTAGAGCGTTACTGGACTCCCGACGACGGAGACCGACCATGACCCAAGCCGCCCGCACCGCAATCCAAGCCGCCCGCCTCCCGGGCATCACCTTTGACGAGGCCTCGCTGCTTCAGGTCGCCTCAACCACCTTCCTGCTGGCGGTAGCCCGCGGCCAGGTCGACCTCAACGCCCTGGCCAAACACGAACTCGCCTGCCGGGGCTTGGACAAGGACGGCATTTGGGTGGGCGACGACGCCGCCCACCGGATCTGGTCCGCCGGGGATTGACCCTCAACCAGCGGCACCCTGATCGAGGCGGCCTGGGGCGACCCGGCCGCCTCTTTCGTTCGTCAGCCCCTCACGGGCTGCAATCTTGTTGCGGCTCCCGCAACTTCGAGGCGCGGCATTTATCGCGCACAATGGGGCGGATTTATCGAGCGCCGCTACATTCACTCCACGCTGACACTCGCGGCGTAGCCTCGTCGGCTTGTTCCCCTCCCTGCCGGACCCCTCGCCATGCGCTTCAAGCCCGCCGCCCTGCTGTTCTCCTGTCTTCTTGCAAGCCCGCTTCCGGC